AGACTGTGCTAGTGTTAGTGGAGCAGCTGCCATCATAAAGCGGAAAGCGACCTGCTTACCGATGAGAGCGTGAATTGCCTGCATGTCTGCAGCAACGTAGTTCACAGTAATTTCGAGTGAAGGCGCATCTGCCTGACCCTGAATCTGTGAAGAAGTTGCTTGGCCGTAAACAGGAACGTTTACGATGTTTGCAGGAGTACCAACTGAAGGGAATTCACGAACTGAAGGCATACGTACAACACCAGTGGTTGAACCAGCGTTAAATACAGTTGCCCACTCGTTTAGCTCGTCAAAAGCTGCAGTGTCAGTTGCACCAGTGTAAATGTCTAGGTAGGAATAGACACCTGCCTGAAGGCTTGAAATATGTGCCATTTGTTATTCTCCATATAGTTTAAATGGTATGATATATTTGTATCTTGATAGAGACCGATTAACCGGATCTTGCCCATCATAATTGAGGTAAGAAACCCCAAGCTCTGTTTTATTTGTAAGAATCTTGTTTTCAAGAACTTGATTCAATGCATCTGCAATTTGAAACGCCCTATTTTGGCCTTTTCCTGCTTCTACAAAAATATCGATAATTACGATACCACTGATATGTTTATTTCTATCATTATTATATACATCAGCGTTAGAAGGAAGTACAGTGTATCTACAAAACTCAGAATCATTAGCAATATTGCCCTGATAGTCTGAAGGGTACATAACTGATGTTGAAAAGGTTGCTAGTCTAAGCTCAATATCACGAAGTGCGGTTGTAAACATTTATACCTCCCGTGACAATGAAATAGTGATAACGAAGCCGTTATCGTCAAAGCCATTAATTTTATACTGTAGTGAGTTTACCAGCAAATACTTATAAACTGATAGATCTACCCCAGATTTAATAATGGCGGAATAGGTTGTTGTAGAGTCATCCTGTTTTGATGATTCTGTTAGGATAACTTTTAGGTTTAAAGTCTTTGCTTGAGTGCTTACAACTTCGCCAAGCGTTAAGTCGTAACCTGTTACTTTTTCCCCTAGAAGTTTTCCGGAAAGTTTCAAATCTCCAGCTGCATTAAACGCCTTATCTACTGCTGCCTGCAGTTTGCGCTTTAATGACATTAGTTGGCCCTCCACCAGCCTGCACCAAGCCCACTAGCACCAACCTTGATTAGTGGCTTAATAAGCTTCATGACAATAGATGGCTTCATCGGAACTCTTGTAACATCATTATTAGAGTCTGAAATACTAATGTTGCCAATAGAAATCGACTCAAAGGTCTGAGTAGTTCCAGCTAAAAGATCTTCATTATTAACAAGATGTAATGCTTGCTCGTAAATAGCAGTCTTAAGCCTCTCTGGAATTTCGGTAACAGAGAAGGAAATCTCTTGACCTAATCTTTGATCGTAGTAGATTGCATATTTACGAGGCCAAGCCAGAGCCTGAGAAGGGCTAACAGCAGAGCCAATCCAAGCATTGTCATCTACAAGCTGAGTTGCAGTAACTAATGCTTGTTCTTTAACCTCATCTGAAGCGTCAAACCAAGCGGCACTATCAATACGAGTTTCAAAGTATGAATCAGCATTATCTACTGTTACATAACTATTTGTGTTTAGTTCTAGTGCCATTAGCCCCTCCTAATAATTATGAGTGGAAGACTGGGAGAATACCTAGGTTTAGGTAGTCCATCTTACGAGTCCAAGAAGCAGCCGCAGCGTAGTTAGCATTGGTTGCGAAAGCGTTAGTAGCGCCCGCCCAGTCATAACCTTGTGGGTGCATGATGAAGCCATAACGATACCAGATGTTGGTTGAGCCACCACCAGTGTAGGAAGCAGGGTCACGGTCAACTTCAACAGGAGTTGGAACCATAACGCCAGCAGCAGCGACTGAAGAAGGCTTGATGATGAATGAGCACTTGGTTGATTGTGCGTTTAGGTCGCCAGTAGCAGCACCAGAGAGCATCTGGTTTGCACGGGTCATGACTAGACGGAACTTACCACCGAAGATGGTGTCAAACTCAAGGTTACCATCCTGAACTTTAGTCTGGTCAACGAGGTTAGCAGCACGCATCTCAGCCATAACTTCGGGTGAAGTTACTAGATACATGTAAGCAGGCTCATAGTCTTTGAAGCCCATGCCGATAGCCCGGAATAGACGCTCACCACGAGCAGCACCGATAGCGGTAGAGTCGAAGAGGCGACGTGCGTCGGAAGAACCAGTAGCAGCAGCACCGAAAGCACCAGCAGCATTTACATCTACGAAGAAACCAGTTGCAGAAGCATCTGCATCAGTATCAAAGTCAACGATACCACCGTTACCTGAACCACCTGCATCGCCGAGAGCAACTTCAGAAGCAGAAACACCCTTTAGGACGGCCATAAGTGCATTGCCTTCATCTTCGCCACGAACCTGAGCAAAGTCACGAGCAATCTTAGCAAGACCATCTTGCTTGGTTACGACTTCCTGAAGGTTTACTTGCTGCGCACCAAAGGTACGAACAGTCTTGACATAGTTTGCAATGTCAGTGGTGATGTCGGTGTATGAACCAGCAGCAGCGTTGCTTAGTGAAGGAACGTTGATGTTAGCTGATAGGGGCTTGTACCAACGGAATTGACCAATGAATGATTCACCATCTGCGGTAATATCGCTACGCTGACCAACGATACCAGTTGAGTTTAGTTTACGCTCAGTGGTGTAGGCTTCGTCTGCATAGGCAGAAATTGCGAGTGCTACTGACTGAAAATCTGTGTTTGTAATAGCCATTTTATTTAATCCTATTATTTATAGTTAATATTTAAAGTTACCTAACTGACCTTTCTTAGCCAGATCTAGTACTTCTGTTGTTGACATCTCAAGAATTGATTTCTTAGGTGTTGTATTTGGGACGCCAGCAGAAGTGTTAGTACCTGCGCCAGTATTAGCTTTAATACGGAACAGGAAGGAGTTATCTTCGTTTTTAGCGTAGGACTCAATAAAGTCTTTAATTGAAGAACCTGTTTTGTGGACCCATTGACCCTGATCGTTTTGGATTAGGTCATCTACGATTTCTCGGCGAGCCATCTCTCGGGATTTCTCATTACGGAACTCAAGACCAGCAAGAGCATCATTTACAACGCTATCACGGCGTAGTGAAGTGATATCTTGTTCATATAGAGATAGCTTAGCTTTCGCCTCCGCTAATTCCATTTCGAGAGCTTCTTGAATCTTCCCTTCTTCTTTCATGCGAGCAATGTCGGCGTCTTTCTTTGACTTTTCCATTTCCGCTTTAAGTTTGAAGGCTTCATCACGCTCCTTGGCCATACGGTCCATATTAGCTTTCATCTTAGCTAGTCGTTCTTCGACAATAGCTTCGATATCATCTTTCTTATCGCTAGTATTATTAGTATCGTCACCTTTTTCTGCCTTTGCTAGCTCTTGTTTAAGAGCATCAACTTCAGCCTTTGCAGCAGCATAAGACTCATCGTCCTCCTCCATTGCAGCAAGATTACGTTCTTTTTCAGCGATATTTGCTTTTAATTCTTCAATACTCATTGATAATCCTTTCCAGTCACAGACTGAGTTTAATATGATTAGAGTCACAGACCCCGTTAAAATAGAAGTTATAGGCTATTACAAATAAACTATAACTGTAAATAGATCAAGGACCGATACCATACCAATCCTCTCCTTCTTTAAAGTCGGCTAATATGTCCGCTCTAGTAAGTTTATTAGGCGGATCAATTAATCCTAATTGTTTTGCTTCGTCAAGCAATGCTCTGTAAGATTTATCAGAAAGACCTTCTTTTTTCATCTTTGCCAGAGTTTTACGAATTGTATCGCCTTCAAGAGCATCTGCGTAGATGGTTCTTAGGGCGTCTTTGGCACGGCGAGCTTCTCCGATATTCGTGAAAAAAGCGTCGTGGATTGTACCTGTTTGCACATTATTCTTCAAGCCCCACAAGTGAAACTTACGAACAATAACTGCGTCATTACTATGGTTTCCGTTAACTCCTAAACCAATACTTGCACTGTTTAGAGAACTTTTACCAATAAGTCTACCATCCTTTGCGCTATCTTCATAGATATTCGCAATTTTACGACCAGTAACTGGATCGGTAAACTCAATTCTTTCTTGAATTTGAGGTCTATACCTCTGCATCATAACTTTACCGTCAAATGTAACCCATGGAATATCTGATTTCTGAGTTTCATTAACGTATATCTTTGCAACTCTTTTCCAATAAGTGATAAACTCATCAGTTACAGGTGCTCTTTGGGCGAGATTTTTAGACATAATTCTATTAATCTCTGAAAAGTCTTTCGGACCTACAAACCCTGTTCTTGCGTTAGTAAGCTTTTCTACAAACAAGGCAGTATCAGGGTGAATTTCCAAGGCTTCTTTCAAAATTTCTCTTCCAACAGGTTGCCCTGAGTTAACAAGCTCAATAAGTTCTTTCCTAAATGCCTCTAGAGAAGACTTAGTAACATCTGCACCAAGCTTATCAGCTACTTTAATTTGCCCGTCAACTATACGAAGTTGCTCACCAAGCTGATCTTTAGTGATAGTAATAAACCCTTTTTCGTTTAGGACTTTTGACAATTTTGCAGAGACATTTGCTGTCTTAGTAGCAGCACCCGCACCATAAAATGAGACCATGTTTTGTGCTTTAGCAGCTTTTGCAAGATCTTCCCAAGTTAGGTTAGCATCTCTTAGCGATGGAATTTTAAGGAATTCAGGATCATTTACTGTATCCATCGCAACAAGGTCATATAGCCTGTTCTTTTGAGTAGTAGCAACAACATTGGATACCTGTGCAATTTGTCTGTCACCAGTTGATAAGGCAATAATTTGAGCACCAGAAGAGGATGCGTCATTCTCGATCATAAGTTTTGTTTTATAACTGCTTAATAACCGAGGATTTGCAAAATCTCCATTAACATGCTTATATACCCTAGTATATTCTAAGGCTAACCTTGCCATTTTGGCAACTTCAGCTCCTTCTAAGCCTTTGACAAGAGGATGCTCAAGAAATTCACGGAGTCTACGATCTCTTTGAGTGGTTGCCATCATTAACTCGCCGATTTCTAAAAGACCCTTTTCATTTCTTCTAAAGATCTCTCTACGGCCCGCTTGAGTTAAAGCTTCTGTCCCCGGACCAATCATTGCGCCTAATTGAACTCTAAGCTCATCTACAGCGTCAATAGACATTGATATAGCTCTTCCTGAGTTTAAAAATGGACGAACAAGCTCACCCCCCGTAGGTGTTAGATAACCTCGGTGATACACTCGGCCACGAGAGTCCATAAAGACTTGAGTCTTAAAGTTTTTACCCCGAATACGATGCCATTTTGCTGTAGCCATCATGCCGTAACCCTGTTCACCACGGTTAAGAATCTCGTGTCTAAATTCGTTGATAGAATCGTAATACTTAGAGTTACCCCTTGGGTCTCTGAATCTGAGTAAGTCATCCATAAAGTCAAAGAATTCGTTATCAACACCATACTCTACGCTACTAACATGATTTAACATATTAGCGATATCACGGTCAATCTGAGCTTTATCATAGTCAGGAAACTTATCTCTTGAGATGATAGGAATACCTGTTTTATTACCACGAGCATCAAAGAATACCTTTTCATTAGGCCTGACATAAAGCTGATCTCTGGGTTCTACAGTTCCAATACGTCTTGCAATTGTAACTCTTCTTTCTGCTTCTTGAAGCTTTAGAATTTGTTTATCAACAACAATGACTTCTCTTGAAATAGTTTCTGCCCAACCTCCAGACGGTCTACCTGTATCTAGATCAATTACACCTCTGCGAGCTTTACCTCTAAATTGAACTTTAATGACACCCTTTTGTTTAAGAAAGTCTAATACCTCGGACCCAATCTTGTGATGGTCTTTTAAGGTATGAGACGTAAATGGGAATAGATCTTTAAAGTTATCGTTAAACAGCTTACCAATATTGATTGCCAGGGAATCGTAGTCTGTAGACTGCCCCGAAGCAACTAATTTAATAGCATTTGTAATCGTATCTAAGGACTTATTATCCATGATAAGAGAACTTGGTGCCCTCTTAGCATAAAAGAACTCTAGATCAAGAATCCTTCGCTCTTGCTCTCTTGCAAGCCTGAGTAGCTTTGTAATAAATGCTTCTGTTGGTGGTTTTTCTTCAAAGATAAAATTGTATACTTTATCTATAATCTTATTTCCAGTAGCCTTGTCAAGCTCCTTTCGGAACTCATTAAGCTTTTTTACCTTCTCAAAGTCACTAATCGAGCGAGCCTCTTTGATTTGTTGATCAACGATAGCCCTACTGATTCTCGGGTACTTCATCATAGTGTTCTTAACGAACTTTTTTTGAGTTGGAAACTTGTTAGCATAGCTTTGAAAGTATACTTTAAGCGGAGTTCTTCCTGAGAAATAAAGTTTCTTTGCTAGCTTGGCGCCATCCTTGGCTCTCCAGTTATCAATAAATCTTTGAT